CAGTTACCTACTAACGCCTAAGCCACAGCAAGCCAACCAAGCTCGCATCCGCAACCGCCAGCTCGACAGCATCACCGGGCGTGATCGGTATGCTCCAACCTACGGCTTTCAAGCTGGGCAAGACATCTCCCGTTATGGCGAGACTATCCCCATCGTTTTTACAAAACAGGTCTTTGATCCACTGCTAACTAATACCGCTGGACGCTATACCGGCGGTGTAATGATTAGCCCCAAGCTGGTCTGGTCACGTCTGTTTAGCTGGGGCAACTATCAAACGGCTGATCTGGTGTTCTTGGTTGGTCAAGGACGCATGGGTCGCGCTTTTGATCCCGCTAATACTGCGCAAAAAGCCGAAGATCTTGCCGGGTTATTTATCGGTCAAGCGCCGCTTGATTCGCTTAGCGATCAGGATTTCTCTTGGTACTACTACCAAGGCGGCGAACCTAACGCCAATGGCATCAGCTACAGCACCGACAGCCGCCTAACTGGTCAGCATTACCGCCACGGCGAATTGAACAAGATTGACAATCCGCAGGTAAACGTTTTCTACGCACCAACCTTTGCCGGTGGTGATAGCGAGGCGTTCTCGCATACCTATTCGCCTAGCAATCAGCTCCGCTTTGGTACGTATAACGCTATCCCCAATGGCACGCCCTACCGCCTGAACTGGCAGATCGCCTCACGTTTGGATGACTACCAAGAAGAGGCAAAGAAAGACGCCAACGCTCGCCGCCTACAGATCTCAGGCAACTATGCGATGAACGGCACCGGCAGGAATTATCCACGCCGTGTGGGCATTTTGAAGTATGCGCCGTTGACTGGTGGTACGCAAACAGCGGATGCAATCACCACTGACAACGGCAAGCTGATTGATAGCGTCGTTGTTGGCGACAAAATTGAGCTGCAGTTTGGTGGCACCAAGCTAGACAAGAACGAGCTTGAGTCCCAAATCTTCACGCAGCAAGCTGACCGTTACCGCAAGGGTGCTGTTGACAACGAAGGCGTCCGCTCTGACATCAGCGGCGAACTGGAGCAATACGACGACTTGCTGCAGGTAGGCGAAAAGTTTGTCGTCGGCAACTGTTTGTTCCGCGTTATCAGCAGAAGGAACGATCAAGGCCGAACAGCTTTTAATCGCAATGATGGATCTAACTACACCATCACGCTTGTTTGCGAAGAAGTTTACGAAGACGGCTACCTACCGACTAAAAAGGGTGCGGTCGGCTTGGTCAATAGAACCTATGTGTTTAACGAAAAAGCACTGCCCGAGAACAGGAATGGTCCGCGTGTAGACATTGGGCAGGCTTGGTTCCCACTATGCCAGCAGGACATCGCATCATTCCAGAACGTCCGCCAGTGCAGTTACACCGAGATCGGCATCCGTTCGCAGGTATGGCTGCGCTTCAACGGACTGACGAATTTTGTATCGCTGCCTGGTCCCGAAAAGCTGTCCGATCTTGACGATCGCAACATCCAAGTGCAGGCTGGCTCAATCCAAGCTTATGGATTGCGCTACAGCTTTTTCTCGGTGTATGTACGCCCTGCATACTCTGGCAAAAGCGAAGATTGGGTCCGCATCAATCAAATCCCGCTAGCAGTCAAAGGCAACGCCCCACGCGATATTTTCAACTACCTAAGGATTGCGCATCCACTGGCGCAATGGGAATTCCGCCTGCGCCCCCACACATCAGGAGAGCTGGTACAAGTTATCGGACGGAATAGCGATTTCCTGCGGCTTGACACTAAAGAAAATTTTGTGAAGGTAAGTACAGTTATTAACAATCAACAGTTCACACTTTACACTAAGGGTATTCAAGAGCGAATTAGCGATATTGCAATTAGCCCGCAAATGGTCAACGGGCGCCGCAGTAACCCAAACACAATCACAAACATCAAGTTTGTAGTGACATTGGTGCGTGCGGAGGTTAACGGCGCAACCGCTAACGAAAAACAAATCAGTAACGGCATTACGAAAGCTATTAACAATGATCCTGACCCAAACGCGTCAGAAGGCGTTTACCCCAATGTTCCTTACGGCGGTACACCCTTAGGTGGTGTGTATGTTTTTAGTGCTTCAGATTCAGCAAAGTTCAAGCTGACAGGCGCCGACTCAACTGAGTTTGAGCTGCAGATGCGGTTACGCGCCACGCGTCTACTTGGCCCATATAACAATGAGCGCGACATTTGGTGGACAATAGATGACATCGAAGCCATTAACATTTCGCCAACAGTTACAAGCCCCAAATGGAAAAACGGAGAACAATATCAAGTCAGAAAAACCTTGTTTGACGGCAGCACAATTACTTACACTTTCCGCCTCAACATTAAGAAAGAAATAAAGCAGACCAACATTGATGATGCCGAGCGCATCTTTGAAGGCAACGCCGCAATCTCCGAGGTTTCGCACTATGGCGGGCTGATCACCCGCAGTTGCGACAACAACGCAGAGCACGAAATCGTTTACGTCAACGAAAGTATCGACCCCGGCAAAAACGCCACTTACACAGGCTGCGCCATGGCGGGCTTAAAGGTACGCAGCTCACGCAACCTCGGCGGCTTGGAGCAACTGCACGTTTACCAGAAGAACGGCATCTTGGTGGAACGCCACGAGCGCACAGCGCAAGGCAACATCATCAGTTACCCCGCCACCGAATCATCCAATATCTTTAGTGATCTCGTTTACTACCTGCTGACCAACAGCCAAGCGGGGTTGGGCGAGCTGATCGACAAAAACCAGATCGACCTTGGTTCGTTTGCCACAACAGCATCGTTCCTGAAAGCCAACAAGCTGTATTACGACGATGTAATTGTTGAGCCAACTAACATCCGTGATTTTGTCGCCAGCATCGCTCCATCCATGCTGTGCAACATGGTGACGCGTAACGGCAAGTTTGCACTGGAGCCGGCGTTGCCGTATGACTCCAAGACTTATCTGATGATGCCGCAATTTCCAGTAACGCCTTCGATTTCGGTCAAGGCGCTATTTACGGACGGCAACATCATTGAGGATTCCTTTGAGCTGAACTACCTCAACGCGGAAGAGCGCAAGCCGATGAAGGTGGCGCTGCGTTACCGCTCTGAATATCCAAACCGTTTCCCGGAAGAGCGCACAGTACTGGCGTCGTACAACAACGATGCTGCGTGGTCAAACGCACCAATTGAAGAATTCAATTTCACCCATATCACCAGCTACGAACATGCTGCCATGGTGGCGCGTTACTTCCTGAGCGTGCGCCGCAACATCACGCACACGATCAGCTTCAAAACCACGCCCTACGGCAACGCACTGGCACCAGGCGACTTCATCCGCGTCGTCACGCAGCAGAACATCCATAACACTGCGGTGTACAACGACGGTTACATCACCGAAGACGGTAGCGTCATCTCATCAGAACCGCTGGCGCAAAACCAGCAGCATGACGTGTTCCTGTGGGACCGCTCAGATCGCGAGGTGAAGGAAACACAAATCTTTGTAGACACCAACAATAAAGTCCAGAGCGACAAAAACGCATTCTTTGCGATCCGCGATAACAGCAACACCTACAACTTGGTGTACTTAGTAGAATCGCTGCAGCTTGACCAAGACGGGCTGGTGCAAATTGTCGCCAGCCATTACCCCATCACCATCGCCCGCAAGAGCTTGATTTCTGAGGAAGTGAACGTACAGACCAGCATCTTTACAATAGAAACGTCCAGCTAAGCGCCATGGCATACCCATCGTCTGTGGTTCCGACATCGCGCTCAGTGCGGCTGGGCGATTATCCGGTGCGTTCGTTTCGGGCGCAAAACGGTAAGGAGCTGCGTCTGCTGTACGGCAACCGTCGCAGCGGGCAAGAGCTGGAGCTGACCTACGAAAACATTGCCGATAGCAATGTGGTTGGCTTTATGAGCCATTACGAGGATATGAAGGGCACACACGGATCGTTCGATGTGCCATCCATCAATTTCCAAGGCTGGAACGCTGGCGTTAACTCGCCATTCCAAGAACCGCAAAACAACCTTTACCGCTTTGCGGATGCGCCTCAAATCACTAGCGTGAGACCAGGGCGTAGCACTGTTGTTGTCCGTCTCGTGAGCGTGATCCGATGAGCAAGATGTACACAGGCCGCGACGGTCGCATGTTGCTCGGCACCACCGACCTCGGCAAGGTGACCAACTGGACGCTGCAAGCGGATCTGGAAACACTGGAAACCACCTCGTTAGGTGACTACCAGCGCGAATACACACCTGGCGTACAGTCCTTTAGCGGAAGCGCCACACTGCTGTACTACAACGACGGCACCGCAAACGATGCCAGCACGCTTTTGCGTGAAATCGTCAAAACCGGCAGTGTGACAACACCCGTAACGCTGACCTTGCGGTTAACTGATGGCACAACCAACAGCGATGCAACCTTCAGCGCGTATATCACGAGCGCCAGCATTGGTGCATCCGTAGGCGAAGTATCGTCAGCGCAAATTAGCTTCCAAGCCACTGGCGCACTGACCACCGCAACACTGTAATG